CGGCTGGGGAACTGGTGTGTGGGGAACGGGCACTTCGTCCTTGGAAACCCTGCGGCTGTGGAGCCAGTTCAACTTTGGCGAAGACCTGATCTTCGGGCCACGAGGCGGAGCCATTTACTACTGGGATTCTTCGGCTGGCACAGGAACCCGGGCAACCAATTTGGCTAATGCGCTCGGCGCTTCGGATGTGCCCACGGTGCAGAACACCATTCTGGTTTCGGATGTGAGCCGCTTCGTGCTGGCGTTTGGCTGCAATGATTATGGAAGCGCCGTCCAAAACCCGATGTTGATCCGTTGGTCCGACCAAGAGGACGCAATAAACTGGACGCCAGCAGCAACAAACCAAGCGGGTAGCTTGCAGCTATCTCGGGGTTCAGAAATCATCACGGCCATTCAGTCGCGCCAAGAGATTGTGGTGTTCACCGACAACGCCGTGTACGCCATGCAGTACCTTGGGCCTCCGGCTGTGTGGGGCGCAACATTGCTGGCCGACAACACCTCCATCGTCAGTCAGAACGCCGTCACTATCGCATCCGGGGTCACGTTCTGGATGGGCGTGGACAAGTTCTACAAGTACGACGGTCGAGTCCAAACCTTGCGCTGCGACCTGCGCCAGTACATCTTTTCTGATCTTGACAAAGACCAGTACTCGCAGGTGTTTGCAGGAACGAATGAGGGCTTCAACGAGGTCTGGTGGTTCTATTGCTCGGCGGGCTCTACCGTGGTGGACAAGTATGCGATCTACAACTACCTTGAAGACATCTGGTACTACGGCAACATGAGTCGCTCGGCATGGCTGGATTCCGGCTTGCGGGACTATCCGATTGCTGCGACGTACTTGAACAACATTGTGAATCATGAGTCTGGCGTGGATGACAACTCTACGGCCACATCAACGCCAATTGCGGCAACGATCACATCCGCTGAATTCGATTTGGACGACGGGCACAACTTCATGTTCCTGTACCGCGTCCTGCCGGACATCACTTTCCGGGGGTCTGACGCCGCATCTCCTACGGCCCGGATGTACATGCAGCCTCTGAAGAACTCGGGTTCTGGGTACACCACACCTCCTTCGGTGGGAGGTGAGAACAACAGGCCCATCACACGCACCGCAGTTCTGCCGATTGAAGAATTCACCGGCCAGATTTTTACCCGGGTGCGGGCACGTCAGATGTCTGTGAAGGTGGAGAGCGATGGGCTTGGCGTGACGTGGCAGCTCGGGGCTCCCCGACTCGACCTCAGACCTGACGGACGGAGATAAACATGGGCATGTTCAGTCGCGTAACCCCACCTCGGCCAACTGCTGCACCGCAGGAGTACACCACTGCGTTCATGGACCAGATGCAGAACATCTTCAACTTGTTCTTCAAGCAGATCAACGCTGTGCAGCAGCTTAATGTTGCCAGTTTAAACATCGACATCAACACCCTTCCCACTGAAGCTGATGTGGCCAACCTGCGCGTGGGTGACGTATACCGGGACACCACGGCGTCCAACGTATTGAAAGTGAAGGTCTGATATGCAGCAGCCAATGACGGCGGAACAGCTACGCGCTCAAATTGAAGCGGGGCCACGAACACAATCGGCTCTGGATCAAGCCTTTTCCACCTACACGCCAGACCAGTTGGCTGCAGCTTTTCCGGAATACGGTGGGGTCGAGCAATACACTCAAGCCGCAGCAGAGGCTGCAGCACGTAATCAGGCAAATTCCGCACCCACCACAGCCGCGCCCACTACGCCTGCTGCCGCACCCACTGACAACTGGATGTCGGACCAATGGTACAACCCCAACGTCATGCCCGAGAACTTCGACTGGCAGCGCTACGTCGGGGCCAACCAAGACTTGGGTGCGGCAGGGATCGACACGCAAGAAGAGGCCATGCGCCACTACTTCAACTACGGCCAGCAGGAAGGTCGGAACATCGGCGCTTTGACGCCGCAGCAAAGCGGGGATTTATCTCATGAAGATTTTCGTGCTGCTTTAGATGCTTACGGAAAAGCAAACCCGAACGCTCCTGATTTTTTTCTTGGCGTCGGCCCTGACGGGAAAGATGACTACGCCCCAGCCCGTGAATGGATTGACAAGAACTACATCCCGCAAGGCAAGTTCAAGACCGACTACGCCGCAGCAAAGCCTGCAGACAAGTTTGATTTACTGGACGAACTGAAAACTTCAAACCGACCACCAGAGCAACTTGCAAACATCAAAAAAGCTTGGGATGAGAACAAGGACAAGCCATCGGAGATGCGTCGGCTCATGCAGGAGTATGGCGTCACGCTGGGTGATTTGTCTCAAGCAACCGGCGAAACATACAGCCAGCTCAACACTTGGGTGGAGGGCGGGGATGTCCTTGGAGTGGTTGGCTTTTCTGTAAACAAACCCGGTGCCTACGACAAGTACAAGGCGCAGACGACCAAGAAAAACGACCCAAATTCTCAGTTTGTAACCGGTGCAAGCACGGCTGCTTCCCGCGAGGCCGACTTCCGTTCATCTCAGCAAAGAGCCGCCAACACTTTCGATCCTGTTGCCTACGCCAAGGACCCCGAGGCCTACGTCAAAAAGATGCGCGAGCAGGGCGGACTGGCTGGTTTGGTTGCCGAGAAGGCAGCGCCAGCTACCCCAGCTCAAGCAAAGTCTGCTACCACTCAAGCAGCCACAAAAATCACGCCCGTAAACTTTGAGTCGGAGTACAACAGGCTCAAAACAGACCCGAACCTGAACGAAGATCAGACACGGACGTTCCTTACGAGTGCGCTGCAAGACCCAACTATCAAGGCAAAGTTTGGTGATAAGTTGCAGCCAGCGCTGGATGAGTTGAACAAGCCGCCGACTGAAAGAATGCTTGGCCAGATTGGCACTCAACAAAAGGCGCTTGGAGACAAGTACTACCAAGGTGTGTTTGCTGACCCCAAGAAGATGGCCGACATCCTTGAGGATAAGGGTGTTAAAAGTCTTGCGGACTTGGGTCAGAAGGAAAAGTTCAAGACCACCAAGGCGGATGTTCAGTATCGGCTACCCAATGGGCGTGTTGCGACAGATTTTGGTGATGGTACTTATGGTTTTGTTGATGACACCGGCTACAACAATGAAGTTGTTCGCGTCTCTCCCGATGAGATGCAGGCTTATTACGGCAAGTACGTGACGGAGGATGGTGGTGGAGACAGCGGCCCAATCAGTGTTTTCAAGTCGCTGTCTGAGCAAGAGCAGGAAACTTTGAAAGATGGAAAGTACCAAGAGAGTGTTGGTAATGTTGTCATAAACAAAAGAACCGGCGAGGAGCTGACCGACGCCACGCGCCAGCTTGCCTACCAATCCAGCAGTGGCGGGGCCAATAAAAAGAAAAACTGGTTGACCGTGGAGTTCACCAAAGATGGAACCCCTGTTCTAGTGGCAACCCAAGAGAAGGCTGGCCTTGGTAAAGCTTTGCAAGAGGCCGCACCACTGCTTGCTGTCGCGCTTCCATTTGTGCTTCCCGGACTGGGTGCAGCAATCAGCAGTGGTTTAGCGAGCGTCGGCGGTTCCGCAATGGCTGCGGGCTCTTTGGCCAACGCTGCGATAACCCAAGGCATCATCAGTGGTGGTATTGGCACTCTCGGTGGTCAAGACTTTGGGAAAAGTTTTCTCAGTGGTGCTGTGTCTCCCGTCATCGGCGCTGGAATTGGCTCCTTACTGCCTGCCGGTCTTGACGCAAATGCAGTCAACTCCATCAAGGGGGCTGGCACCGGAGTGGTCAAAGGGGCGCTGCAGGGTGGTGATTTGGATGATTTGCTCAAGCAGGGCGTCATTGGCGGGGCAACCAGCTACGGCCTCGGCGAAGCGACGAAGGGCATGAACCTAACCCCCCAGCAGTTGAACATGGCCTCCTCGGTTGTGTCTCCTCTGATCCAAGGGAAGAAGGTTGACCCGCTCAAGGTGCTCAGCTCGGCAATTACGTCGGGTGCTCGGACCGCAAAGCCCAAAGAAGACGTGCCCGGGAACGCAAGGGGCGGCTTGTTGGAAGGCCCCCTGCCTGTTAAAGTACCGGGTAACGCCTACGGCATGGACCCACGTATGTTGTCTGGTATCGCCACGAATATGATGGCAAGGAGCATGTAATGGATGAATTTGATTTTGGCGACATGTCTGGCCTTGACTTTGGCGACTTCGACCTGAGTGGTTTGGAGAACATGGACCTGAGCGGCTTGGCGGACATGGACATGTCGGGCATCGACTTCGGCGACTTTGATCTGAGTGGTCTGGAGGGTCTTGATCTGAGTGGCTTAGAAGGCATGGACCTGAGCAGCGTAGACCTCGGCGACCTTGAGGGTTTGAACCTTGACTCTGCAGGGGGCAACACCAGATCGCTTTTTGGTGGCGGAGAGTCTGGCTACTCGCCCGAGGATCAGCAGGGCCTTGATGACCTAATGGCAAAGTTCAGTGGCGAGGATGTCTCTGGACCCCTGCTAACACCAGATGGGGTTGACGAAAGCTTTACCGGAAACTTGTCCGAAGACGAGTACAACCGATACCTTGAAACGCTTGACTCGGACTACAAGAGCCCGCTCTCTGATTTGCCAGCCCAGCAGATGCAGATCACCCCGGGGAATCAAGAGTCATTCGATAAGAACCTGACGGACATCATGCAAAACCGTGGCGGTTTTACCAGCCAATGGCAAAAGGTTGGCTCGGATCGAGTCATGGTCAACGATGACGGCACTGGTATCGGTATTAATGAAAACGGCGATCCGTATCCGCTGTCCGCAGGGCAAGTTAACAGCATGATCAAAAACGGTCAGCTCAACACTTTTGCATCTGGCTATAACACCGCCACTGGGGGTAATGAAAAAGGTCCGGGCGGCTCAATGGCTGGCAAGAGCGGAACTCCGGGCAAAGATGGCAGCGGAAACAAAAGCGGAACTGGCGAGAAAAAAGACGACTGGATGAAGTACATCATGCTGCTCATGGCCCTTGATGCTATGCGCAACAAAGGTGGCGGCTCCAGTGGCGCTGTCATTCCAAACCTCACAGCCGGTCGCAGCACAACGCCCTACGCTCAAGTTCAGAATGCTCCGGGTTATCGCCCGGGCCAAGGTGGCGTCCAGTACTTTGGCCCTACGGTCTATCGTGCAGCCGGTGGTGGCATCGGTGCTTTGGACGCGGCGGGTGGCCGACTGCTTCGCGGTCCGGGCGACGGTGTTTCTGACGACATCGTTGCGCAGATTGGCGACAACCAGCCAGCACGTCTTGCCGACGGTGAGTATGTGCTCGACGCCCGAACAGTTTCAGAGATCGGCAACGGCTCCACGGATGCAGGTGCTGACAAAATTGCTGAGATGGTGGAGCGCATACACAGCGAGCGCCGCAACGCAAAACGCGGTGAGCCCAGCAACGCCGACAAAAAACTTTTAGCTTGAGGAATAACCATGCCTGATGTAGCAACCCCCACGACACCCGGTGGAACCAACATGCAGGGCTTGGCCGACTGGGCCTCGCCTTACATCACCA